CAGGGGGATTCGCGAGAGTCCCGATGCTCACACCATTACCGAACGCTACGTTTGCCGAGACGGTCGTCCATTGACTCGTGGCTGTGAACGCCACGTTCGAGGCGCTTGTGAGCCGTCCGTACTGGTCCACCGCAATCTGTGGTATGTTTGCAGTAGAGCCGTACCCACCGGCAGTCACGCCAGTCGTTGGTAAATTTGTAGCCTGAATTGTGTTTGTGAAAAATATGTTGGTCGTCGTGACTGAATTTGACACGTAAGCGTTACCGGTGACCATGAGGGTCGCGGATGGGACTGTCGTCGCCCCAATACCTACGGCATTTGCATAGTAAATTGTGTTTCCTGTAGCGGACGTCCACTGTGAGGCGGTGATAGCAATATTCGAAGCGTTTGTAATCCGGCCGTACTGGTCAACAGTCACACTTGACACGTTCGCCCCAGAACCATAAAGACCCGCGGTGACACCGCTCGTTGGAAGGGTCCCAACCGGAATAGTCCCCGTGAGATTCGACGAATTTATGTTTGAAATTCCAGAACCGTTCGAGGCGACGAGAAGTCCGCTAACAGTCAGACCCGTCAGTGTCCCTACGGATGTGATGTTAGGTTGAGCAGCTTGGACAACCGAGTTGGCGGTCGCAACCGTTTCCGATATTGCATTGGCGTGGATACCATAAAGTCCTTGACCGTCTCCACTGATAGTACCGGCAATGAGGGAGCCCGTGATTGAAAGGCTCGTGAGGGTTCCCACAGAGGTTATATTGGGTTGGGCAGGATTGGTGACCGAACCGGCCGTGTTAGCAAAGTTGACAGTTCCAGTAAGGTTTGCAACTTGGATATTTGACAGCGCATTTCCTCCCCCAACAAAAAACGAAGCAGTCACGTTACCGGTCGAGTAAAGACCGGTGAGCGAACCTACGGAAGTGATGTTTGGTTGTGACGCCACTGTGACACTCTGAGCCGTTCCTACAGTCCCAATAACGTTTGATGCATTTAGGTTTGAAATTCCAGAACCGTTTGAGGCGACGAGTAACCCGTTAACAGTCAGACCAGTTAAGGTCCCAACGGAAGTGATATTTGGCTGCGAAGGGTTTGTGACGTTCGTAGCGACGTTCGCCGCCGCAACGTTACCGACCAGGTTTGAGGAATTTATGTTTGAAATTGCCGAACCATTTGAGGCGACGAGTAAACCGTTAACAGTTAAACTTGTTAACGTCCCGACGGAGGTTATGTTTGGCTGCGAAGGGTTCGTGACACTCGTGGCGACGTTCGCCGCCGCAACGTTGCCAACCAGGTTGGAAGAATTTATGTTTGAAATTCCAGACCCGTTACCACTGATGAGGCCACTCACAAGTGAATTTAGGTTTGAAATTCCAGAAACGTTGAGACTCGTCAGGGTTCCAACGGAGGTTATGTTCGGTTGGGAAGGATTTGTGACGCTCGTGGCGACGTTCGCCGCCGCAACGTTGCCAATCAGGTTGGACGCATTTAGGTTTGAAATTCCAGAACCGTTCGAGGCGACGAGTAACCCATTAACCGTCAAGCCAGTCAGTGTCCCTACAGAGGTTATGTTTGGTTGAGAAGGATTTGTAACGCTCGAGGCGACATTAGCCGCTGCCACGTTTCCAATCAAATTTGAGGAGTTGAGGTTCGAGAGGCCAGAGCCGTTACCAACGTACAGACTGGCCAGGACAGAATTTAGGTTTGAAATTCCAAAGACGTTCAGGGTGGCTGATCCGTACACGATTGCCGAGTTGACGTACAGGGTCGTGACGTTCAGTGTATCTGTGATGTTTGCAGATCCAAGAACGTACAGATTAGAACCTATGGGAGGGGCGCTCAGAGACCCGATGGACACACCATTCTGATATGCGACGTTACCCGCGACGGTCGTCCACTGCGACGCCAAGATTCCAACGTTAGACGCGGCTGTCACGCGACCGTACTGGTCTACAGTCACCTGTGAAACGTTGGCACTTGAACCATAGGTCCCGGCTGTGACGCCGCTTGGGGGTAAATTCGTGTTTGAAATTGTTCCCGTGAGATTCGAGGCGTTTAGGGACGAGAGACCTGAGCCGTTTCCGTAAATGTTCCCGGTCACGACACTTCCCGCATTGATTGTTCCCGTGACATTCAAGGAAGAATAACTGATATTTGAAACAATGTTTCCAGCGACGTATAAGTTTCCTGTAAAAGTTCCGTCCACGCTGATGATGTTACCGGCGATGACGTTCCCTGTTGTGTCCAGGACGTTTGAGGCGATGATGACGTTCGCAGGGGGACAGCACTGTTGTGCTGCGGATGTCCTGGGACCTCCATTCGCGATGCTGTCACACATCGTCTATCTGTTTTTGACTGATATTATTATCAAAAGACCTGCGAGAGCCACTCCACCTACTATAAGTAACTTGGTTTGATCTCCGTTATTCCACGGTACGGGTGGCGGAAGGCTCACGGGTCGCTCTGGTTCTATTGGAACCTGGACCGTTTTGAATTTTAGGAGAAACATATTGCGTCCGGCAACCAAGAGGTTTCCATTGTTTGGTTGGCGCCATGATACCGTCAGGCGATCGAGTTTATCTATACGGGAAGGGTACTGTGTGCTGATTCGATAGTTTGCGTTATAAAACTCGGCATTTCCTGTAATTTTAATAGGAATTGTAGCAAACGAACCGTTGAAAGCGTTTGAGGTCGGGACGAGGAGTTTTGATGTACTGTTACTCAGAGCTGAAGCCGTAAGGTGGCTAGGAGTTCTGAGCTCGTCAATATCGAGAGCAACAAATTGGGACGACGCCAAGTCGGGTAGCTGAGCCGAAACCAACTCAACCTCTGTGATGTTCAAGATTGGGGTGGTTAGGTGGAGCACGTAACTATTTGAGTTCGGCCAGAGAGTCTGGTTTCTGTTATCGGAGTCCACGTACACTATGTACTCCATTTCTACTAATTACGGGGCGATTATTTACAGAAGTGGAACGCCGCCCCGGTCTGGGTACAGGCACACGTTCGGCTTGGCGCACGTGAAGCGGAAGGTCAAAAAGGTTGAACCCAGTGTAATAGGGTCTGATATAAGGGAACCTGTGTTATCGTAGATGGACACTGTCAGCGTCTTAAGCTGACGGATGGGATCTATGTAAACCACGTCCGTTGGAAACCCTGAACCAGATGACGTAAAAACTGTGCGGCTATTTGTTTGATCTGCTGGAATTGCTACGAAAGCCGTCTTGAGGTACTGGAGGTTGGAAATGGGGGAGCTTAGTCCCCCCTGTGTAGACACGGTTCCGGCGGCGCCCAAAGTATACTGGAGGGTTGCGCGGTCATTAAACTTGGACACGAGCTCCTCCACATAAATGTACAAAACAGTGGAAGCGTTTACGTTTGCCGGAATGACAGCCGAAATAAGCTCTGCTTTTACTACGTTCCTCAAGGGAATATTGATGTACGAAGTAAAATTGACGTTGGAAACGGTTGTATTGACCGAATCCACACGTACAGTGTACACTTCCGTGTCACACATTTAGTTTATATTAAGAATTAAAATTCACTGAATGAAACCCGAAGGGTTTTTGCCCAAAATTGCTGGGGACCGCCGGAGATCACAAGACGAGAGTCGCTACGCGACTCGAGCCGACTTGGTCTCTAGGTCCGCTCGAGCAGCGAACCGCCGATGCCACCCTCGATCGAAAAGTCGCGGATCTGCGCACGGACCATGTCACCGTCACCGCACAGGCCACCTGGGGTCAGACCGCGAGTGTAGTAAGACGCCTCCTCGGCGGGGCCTGGGGTGCACTCCATGCTCGATGGAATCTCCGTCAGGCTCGTTGGGCCTGCGGCAGCCGCTGCACCGGGAGAAACAATCAGAGTCGCTGGCTCATAGGTGGAGCCACGGCCCTGAACCAGCATGACCAGGATCGCCACGAGCAGACCGATGATCACAGCCTGGGTAAGAAGTTTGCCAATCTTGAGTGCCATTTATATTTTGTTAATATTTTTTTAGTGCGTTAAAGCTTTCAAGTTCCTTTCTAAAAAGGTTTCAGAATGGACGTGCCGCCTATGGACCTGAATGACGACGAGTCTAAGCTTCTTGACGAAATCTCCATCGAAGTTCCTGCGAAAAAGACTATTCCCGTGCGCCCTAAACCCGCAAAGCCCAGTCCTTTTACGAAAAGAGCCCCGGGCCCTCGTGAGGATGCTGTTCCTGCTGATGACATGGCGGGTATGGACATGTTCATGAACCCCGGGAAGCGGACAGCACCTCCCCCTCCCGCTCCTGAAGAGTTTGATGGTGGGGAGGACATGGACGAGGCCGAAGGATTTGGGCCTGAAGGCGGTCAGGGTGGTTTTCAGGGCGGCGGCGGTGAACAGATGCCTTCTGAGGGTTACAAGACGATCGAGGATGAGAAGGCAGATTTACTGAACAAAATTACTCGGCTGATCAAGAAGGGTGTTCAGTCGAGTGCCCGTCTGACGATTTACAGTGACATCGAGGAGATCCGGACCGAGTACAAGCGGATGACATATGCCATCGAGGTTGAGCGGTCTATCAAGTTCCAGCGGCGTATGCTCGTGGCTTGTGTGACTGGCCTGGAGTTTCTGAACGACAAGTTCGACCCGTTCGATCTGGAGCTGAACGGATGGTCTCAGAACACCATGGAGAACGTCGAGGACTATGATGGTGTCTTCGAGGAGCTGTATAACAAGTACAAGACGAAGGTACAGGTGGCACCAGAGGTGAAGCTGATTATGATGGTTGGCGGATCGGCTATGATGTTCCACCTGACGAACAGCATGTTCAAGGCGGCGGTGCCGAACGTGACTCAGGTGATGAAGCAGAATCCCGGACTGATGCAGAACATGGTGGATGCAGTGTCACGTGCTCAGCCTGGAGCGGGTCCAGCAGCGGGTGAGCCTCCCGCGGGTGGTCTGCGCCGTGAGATGCGTGGGCCCGGAATGGACTTTGGGAGCCTGATGAACATGATGGGGCCCCCACAGCCACAGATGACGCGGCCAAGTCGGCCACAAGAGGAGGATGAGGTTTCTGACATTGTAAGCGTTGATGCTGGAGATCCAGACACGCGCGAGGTTTCTGTAAAGAAGGGGAAGGGTCGGCCGAAGAAGCGGGAGGTTTCGTTGTGAATGGAATTCACACGCCCGGCCCGAAAGGCCGCCTCTTCTAACGTAAAAAACTTCTAAACAATAAGTAATGGCGGTGGCCTATGCGCCATTCGATGAAAGTAGCGAAGCTCCAGCACGACCACCAGCCGCCAAGTTATTAAATAAAGAAACAGTCCTTCCAGTATCGGATAATACAGAGTGTAACTATCTGGTAATGGGGTTTGTCGTGGGTGTATTTTTACTCGGTCTCGTTGATTCCATGAGAGGATCTAAATAATTTTGATATATAACATTAATGTCTACACGTGTATGTGACTATTGTGGATGTCCACCACGGGTAGATCCGGGATGTCCCTCTCAAACGATTGCATGTGTTTCCGGTTGCCCTCCACATTCACCAAAGTACTTGGGTCTTCCCATGTGGATAATTGCTCTTATAATCACTCTTATAATTTTCATAATGGGGGGTATAGGTTTGATTATGAGTCGGAAATCTATGTAACTCGTGTAGGAGCAGCCTCTTGAGCAAGTCTCCATGAAAGGTTAATTCTCCATTTATTCTCCGCAACCCACACCATATATAAAGGTCCGATTGATACGAATTTTACAACCCATACAATAGATGGATCTGTCATT